CTAGTTCTTTCCGGCAAAGACCTTTTCCAGGGACCGCCCGCCGATATAGCCGCCCATGCCCACGACGAGCAGGGTCCACAGACCGTCGGGAACCGCACGCAGGCCGACGACCTCGTCGAGCGGCACCGCAAGGACCGCGGCGAGGATCGGCACGGCAACCGCATGCCAGACGAGCAGGCCCATGCAGACCACCATGAACAGCGGCCGCCAGTTGCGCTGCAGCGGCGAGCCCTGCGCCTCCGCCGTGATGATCGATGCCTGCGCCTCGGCCAGGCGGGCATCCGTCTCGGCGGCCGCGCTGCGCAGATCCGCTTCGATGCGGGCCCGTTCGGCCGCGTCCGGAACGACCCGCTGGACGATCTCGAGCACCGGGCCGAGAAAGGGGGTGAGCGCGCCGATCATCGCCGACCTCCGGTCAGCAGCGCGCGCAGGAAAGCGGCCAGGACGGACCAGATCCGCCGATCACCGTCGGGTGTGCCGGAACCGGCCATCGCATCGGCGGCCGGCCGCGCCGGTGCGCCCGCCCTCATCGTTTTCATCCCCATCGTCCGGGCATGGGCGCGCACCGCCTCGACGCGGCGCTCCCAGCCGCGGCCAAAGACGGACCAGGTCGACAGTCCGCGCAGAAAGGCCAGTCGGATATCACAGAGATCCTCGACCAGGCGGGCCGGATCGGCCGCCTTCACGGCGGCGAGCGTCTTCGGCCCGATCACGCCATCCTGGGTGACGCGAACCGTCGCCTGCAGCCATTTCGCCGCGCGGGCCGGGCCTGAGTTCACGGCTGCGTCGAAAACGCAGTAGTCGACACCGGCGGGCAAGGCATCCGCCTTGACGACGGTCCAGTAGCGCGCCCGATAGATCGCGGCGGCCTCGGCCTGCGTCAGCCGCCTGACATCCGTCCTGGAGACCGGCCGCCCCCGCCAGGACGAAAGGGTCGCGCGCGTGATGCCGTATTTGGTCGCACCGCCGGGATCGCGCGGATGATCGGCGAAACCGCCCTCATGCCGGAACAGGTGCGGCATCAGGGTATCGAAGCTGTCCTTCGCCATCGGACCTCCAGAGCATTGGTGAAGCCAAAGAAAAAGGCCGTCCCTAGGGACGGCCTTTGCGAAAACCCCAATAGATCTTGATTAGAGACCCTGGCTACAGACCCTGGCTACAGGGGCCGCCGGTAGCCGAGGACCCGGGACGTCGGATAGGTTCCGATGCCGACCTTCTTGCCATGGTTGCCGGACAGCAATTCGATCTTGCCGTCCTTCCAGCCCATGAAGTAGCCGACATGGCCGCCGCCGACGCGCGACAGCACGACGATGTCGCCGGGCTGCGGCTTCGAGACCTTTTTGCCGTAGCTCAGATAGGATCTCGCGGCGCGCGAGCCGGAGCCGTCGCGGCCGGCCTTCTGCTCGACGAGATTGACGAAATCCGCGCACCAGCGCGAGCGCTGCCCGGTCGGGTTGCCGCCAAGATAGCGGCGGGCGATCGACAGGGTCTGCGATCCGGACCGGCCCCCGAACAGGGAAGCAACCGTTCCGCCGGCCCCCGTCCCAGCGGGCGCGTGACGTGCCAGGGAGGGATCCTCGTCGACGATGCGCGCCGCAGCCGGCGTCTGCACACAAACGGCAGCCAACACGGCCGCCGCAAAGGAAAACGCAAGACCCCCATTACGCCCCAGCTCAAACTTACTCATGTACCGTCTCATCACTGTTGAACACAAAACACCCGGCCACAGGGACCGGGTGCAGCGGGCGATGTGTTCAGGAAATGTGACGGAATTAGGACAGTATTACTGACTTATTTTCGCCGCAGATCGGGCGAAAGCGGTACGACAGTCCGACATCATTCCGGGCCGGCAGGCTCAAATTCCGGGATCGAAACGGGAAACGGCAAAACGGTGACCTTAGGGAAGCGCATCCCTCAAGTCGATCGGAGCGACCTGTTCGTGAAACCCGCCTGTCGGCAAGGGAGCTGAACAGAGAGTGGCGGCGATCAGAGTGCGGTGAGGCGTCCGGGAACCCGACTACGACTCCCGCGACCGCGGAAGCAGGCAGGATACCTCCTGCTGCACCATTTCCAACAAATCCCCGACAGGTTCAAAACCGTTGCTTTCGGCTTCGGACCTGAGCCTTTCGAGCTCTTCGGCCAATTGCATCAGCCAAGTTGCCCTACCGGCATCACCAACCCCATCTTCCATTAAGCAACTATAGGTGATTCGTGTGCGCATCGCAAGTTATCGCTTACTAATTCGGCTTCTATATTTGCTTTCCAAGCCGATCTTCAAGCACAGTGATCCGCTTCTCTTGGCTTATCACGACCAGCGCCAGCATCTCCAGCGCGAGCCAGAGCCGTTCGAACTTCTCGGTGAGCGAGATCTTCGGACCGGTCGTGAATTCATCGACCTTCGGCATGCCGGGCAGCGCCTGGTCGGCGGTCAGCTTGGCGATGTACTGGCGCGGCTCGCGCGGGTCGAAGCCGTCATCGAGCATGCGCTTGAACAGATGCGCGATTTCGTGCCGGCGCGTGATGGTCTGCGCCGGCGTGACGCGCCTTTCCGTCACCGGCCGGAGGACCGCGTCCAGTCCGTTGCCGTCCTCATCGTAAATCGGCCAGAATTCCTCGACCGGCCGACGCACGGTTTTGACCATCGTCTTTCTGATCAGCGATCCGTCGGTGTCCTCCATGAGGTCCTCAACCGTCTCTTCGGCGTCCTCATAGACCGGCACATCCTCGACCGTTTCGGGGATCTCGATATCGGGAACGGTGGCATCCCAGAAATCGAGGTCGACGGTGCCGCTTTCGAGAAACTCCGAACGTAGCGCCGGGCAGACCGCGACACCGTCATCGTAAAGCGCAGACGCGTTGATCGTGCCAGATCCCTGGTCGCCGCCGGTTGGGGAGCCGACGACGACACCGCTTTCCACAGACATGCGGGATGCCACCGTACCGGAGACCGCCGTCCGCATTTGGAATTTACCCTTGACCGAACCGACGGTCGCATCAGCGATCACGCCAAGAACGTCGCCGTAGATCGCCGAGCCGCCGCTGCCGTCACGGCCGCGGAAGCGCACCATGCCAAGGTTATGGCCGGCCGTTGCGGCATTGGATTCGCGAAACAGGTCAAGATACGGTCCGACGGCTGCGGTGTTGTCGGTCCGTTTCAGGCTTAAGGGGGTCGATCCGCCGTCAAATGTCTGAGCGGCCGTCCATGTATGCGCGGTATCGAGCTTCGGTACCACATCGCCCGAGGTGCCGATGTCCTTATAGGCCGCCGATCCGAATGCCGCAGTCCAGTCGCTGCCTGAATAAACGTACATCGCCGATTCATCCTGCACCCAGGTAAGCCAGCCGCTTGCCGGTGTGAAGAACCGCCAGGCGCCATCCTCGTAACGGGCGACCGCCTTGTCGTTGCCGGTCCAATCGCCGGTTGCCGACGTGCCGACGATGTAGCAATCGCCTTCCGTTGGCGAGCCGGGCGGCGCGGTAAAATCCTTGTCCAGGACGGTCGGCATTACAAGCGTATCGAGCTTGGTATAAGCCTCGTTAGCGGGAACGTGCTTCTGCGCCTGGTTGGCCGCGATCAGATCGAGATTGAGCCGTGCCGTGTTTGCCATGTCGGTTTCCTATTCCCCGGTTCCCTATTCATAAACCCAGAGCCAGACGAGGCCGGTCGATCCGACGCCGCCGGCCCGCCCCGTCGCGTTCGATGCGACGACACCGCCGCCGCCGCCATCGCCCCGGGCAATGCCCTGCTGCCCGGCCGAATTGCCGGCATAGCCATTGCCCCCGCCGCCAAAAAACGCCGCAGCGGCGCCGCGGCCGGCGATCCCGTTCAGCGCATCGAGGCGGAAGCCCGGCGCGCCGGCGCCGCCTGTGAAGTTGAAATCGCCGTCGGCGGCGTTGCCGCCATAGCCGCCGGCGACGATCTGCTGGAACGTGTCGTTTCCCTGGCCCGCCCCGCCGGTGCCGCCATCGGCCGAGCAATGGCTGCCGAAGGACGAGGTTCCGCCCGTCCCACCACTGCCACCGGTATTGTCTCCGGCCGTGCCGCCCGTACCGACCGTGACCGATACGGAGGTGATCGCCGATACGTCGATCCATTTGACCGACAGGCCACCCGCCCCGCCGCCAGCGCCCGAGGCCGCACCGGATGCCCCGCCGGCTGCGCCGCCGCCACCACCGCCGCCGCCGATGCACCACACCAGCACGTAGCGCTCGCCAGTCCCCCTGGTCCATGTGCCGCCCGCGATGAAGCTCTGCTGATACTTCAGCCGGCCGCCGCCGAACATCAGCGGCACCCTGGCGTCGAGGGCTGTTTGCAGGCCGGTCACATCGCCGATCGCATGGGAATGGCCGGCAGCCGCCTTGCCGTCGAGCTCGCCCTGCAAGCCCGTGACGTCACCGACTGCATGCATATGGACGGCAGCGGCATAGCCGGCGGCCTCCTCGAGCGGCCGGTAGGTCGCCCCATCCCAGAAGACCAGCGCGCCCGTGTCGGCGTCATAGCCAAGCCAGCTCTCGTTAAGAGCGGTCACCGCCATCAGGGATACTCCGTCGCAATGCCCCGGCCATAGGTCGCCGAGATCTGATAGACGCGGTAGCGAATGGAGGTCTGCAAGCTGCCGAAGTCGACCGCCTGATCGCCGACCGTATAGGACCAGGCCGGCGCGCCGAGCCCGGTCACGGTGCGGATCACGCTCAATCCGTCAGCCGACAGGATCTCGACCTCGTATTCCTCGCGGTCCTCGGCCAGCGGCACCTCGATCTGGTTCCAGCTGTCGCCGCCAATCCGCGTGCGCCGTATCCAGCCAAGCTGGATATCGCCATCAGCCTCCCAGGTCGCCGTCAGACAGACCGGCGACAGCGGGCGCCAGCCCTTGCCGTTCATCGTCACCGTCCTGGCGTCGTAGACGCTGTCGGAGACGTCGCGGCTTGCCGGACCGATGCGCCAATTGAGCGCGAGGCCGACATCATCGGCGGTCAGGGTCGGCTGCTGGACGCCGATATCGTCCAGGACGAGGACACGGGCGCCGGCTGATACGGGATCGCGCATCGCATGTTCACTGCCCCGCTGCCCCCTGAGCAGCAGGGTAAGCTTGTAGCGGTTCGGCGCGGTGAGTTCGGCGGTCTGGAACTGCACGATCTCCCATTCGCCGGCCGCGTTCTCGACGGCGATCCGGTTCGCGCCGTTCAGCACCTTCTTCTCGGAAGCCGACGACAGCGATCCGGAATAAAGATCGACGATCAGTTCGTTGACCCGGTCCCAGCGCCACACAGGACCGGAATAGAGGTCGGCGTTGAGTTCGCCCATGCTCGCGGCGCGCCGCAGGATCGTGTCGAGCAGGTAATCGGTCGTTTCCGGCGAGCGATAGAAGGCGGTGCCGCCCGGCCACGGATCGGAATAGGCGGCGATGTAGCCGGCGACCGGGCTGTCACCGTCGTCGAGCAGCGCGCCGTCGAAGAACACCGAAGCCGGCGGTCCGAGCGCCGGTATCACGCCCGGTTCGCGGATGCGGCGTGACATCGCGGCCGGTGCATAGAGGCTCGCGTCGGTGCGCATCAGGCTCAGGCGCCGCGCCGCGCCATCGGCGATCTCGGCGATGCGGAAGGTGACCGGTCCGTTGCCGTCGTCGGCATCGAAGCGCACCACATCGCCTGGATCGAGCGCAAGCTGCGCCGGCGGCAGGTCGAATTCGATGCGTTCGCGGGCCGCCCAGACGTCGTGCAACAGCGTTTCGGCGATCGCGCGGGCCCGGCTTTCGGGCATCACCACCGGAACCGCGATGCGGCCGGTACGCTGCGAGGCGACGCCGACGCGCCTTGCCTCCACTTCGCCGGGCTGATCGTCGGCCGTCGGCTCGCCATAGGAAAGCTTGATCGCGGCGGGGATCTCCGATTCCTGACCGCGCATGCGCTGCCAGCGTTCAACCGGGTTCCCCGCCGTGCCCTGATCGGCGAGATCGTCGGGCAACAGGTCGGTGATAACGGGTGATCCCACCAGGGACGAGAAACGCAGCTTCCCCTCACTCTCGACCGCCTGGATCAGATAGGCCGGGGTGACGCCCTCCAGCACGGCGCGCGCCGACATGACGCGATCGATCACGACCGCGTCGACGACACCTGGGACCGGCTCGACCGCGTAATCGGCAAAGCCGTACCGGTCGAGCAGGTCCGTGATCATCTCGCGGGCGGGCGCTGAACCGAAGCGGGCGGAGACCCAGTGGCCGGTCTCGAAATTCGGGCCATCGGCCCAGACCTTTTCGTCCTGCGGGAAGGACGGCGCCATGCGGGCATCCCAGGCCCAGACATTGATGAAATCGGTATCGATCATCCGGCCCGCATAGACCGAGGAGGCCGGGTTGTTGGCAGTGTCCGACCAGTATTCGATCAGCGCCTGCAGATAGGCCCGCTGCATGGCGTCGTCGCGGGCGCCGGAGGAATAGTGCGGAAAGAAGCTCTCGGCCGATTTCGGGTCATAGAAGACGTTCGGCTGATTGGTTCCCTTGTCAACGGCCGGGCAGCCGATCTCGGTGAACCAGACCGGCTTGCTCTCCGGCGCCCAGCCGGTCGGCGAGGCGCCTTGCGTCCCGGTCGGCCGGTCGTAATGCGCGTTCTGCCACCACGCCTTGATGTCCTTGTTGCGGAACACCCAGGGCTTGGAATAGGCGCCGTCGGTGATCGGTGTGCGGGTCTGGCTGTCGCGGTCGGCCTCGGTCGCATAGTACCAGTCGTACCATTCGCCACCCTCGACGCCCGCCTTCAGGTAGTCGAGGTCGTAGATCGAGGTCGGGCCGGTATTGGAATAGTCGAGATGGTCAGTGCCGTCGCGCCAATCCGACAGGGGCAGGTAGTTGTCGATCGCGACCGCGCCGATATTGGCATCCGACCAAAGCGGATCGAGGTTGAAAATGACGTCGCCGGAGCCGTCGGCCGGCCGGTGCGAGTGGTATTCCGACCAGTCGGCCGCATAGGTGATCGTCGCCGATGCGAGCAGGCTCTTGACGTCGGCTGCAAGCGTCACCAGCGCGTCGACGAAGGGGTAGCTTGCCGCCCCGTCGCGCGCCTGTGTCAGGCCGATCATCTCCGAGCCGATCGCGAAGGCATCGACGCCGCCGGCAAGCGCGGCGAGCTTGGCGAAATGCAGGATGAAGCGCCGGTAGGACCATTCCGCCGGCCCGGCATAGTCGATGCTCGAGCCCGACGAGGCGGCGAAATCGGCAACGGCGGCGGACCCGACAAAGGCATCGATCTGCGTCTTCGCCGCCGCCGTCTTGTCGACCGTGCCGGTAAAGCCCGCCGCCGGCGAGACGGTGATCCGGCCGCGCCAGGGATAGGCAGGCTGGCCACTGGTCGCGGCGTTGTCGGAATAGGGATTTGGCAGCGCATTGTTCGCCGCGATGTCCATCATGATGAACGGCAGCAGCACCACGGTGAAGCCGCGCGCTTTGAGTTCCCGGATGCATTCGATGACGGAGGCATCATTCGGCGAGCCGCCATAGGCCGGCCCGCCCTGATAGGTGGTCACCACCGCCGCGTTGGCGCGCGTCAGGCCGGCGACCGTCCATTGATAGTCGCCGCCATAGGCCGGCGCGAAGGTGAACTTGGTCTTGTTCTCGACCTTCGGCTTGATCTCACAGGTACCGGCGCGAAGATCGGTCCCGAGCCAGGCGGCGACCAGCATCACGGTCCTGCAATTCGGCACGACCGCTTCGAGCTGGTCGAGCGAGGCCATCAGGTCGGACTCGGCTTCCAGCGTGTGCCGGTTATCGATGCGGTACTTCGCAGTCGACGCGTTCTGCAGGACCTCCTTGGGGTCGTAGCCGAATTCCGTCGTGCCGGGGATCAGGGCGACACCCTTGACCAGCGGCTCGACATCGCCAACGGAGCGATAGACCTCCGCCGTGATGATCGGCATGCGGCGGCCGTAATCCTTCAGGTTCATCGCCTCGAAGACGATATAGGCGATGCCGCGATAGGTCGGCGCGTCGGCCGCGCCCTCCTTGTCGATGATCAGCGAATCCGCAGCCTGCGTCTCGTTCCCGAGATAGGTGCGGATCGTCACGTCGCCGTCGACCTGGTCGAGCTCGCGGCCGTCCGCCCAGATCCGGCCGATGCGCGTCACGGGTCCCTCGCACAGGGCGACCGCGAAATTGGCGTAGTAGGTGTATTCCGTCGACGAGCCGCCCCCGCCCTTCGGCCCGGTCTCCGTCTCGTTGGCGACCTCCTGGAAGCGGGTCGCCCAGATCATCTGGCCGGCGAGCCGCGAGCGGCCCGCCAGACGGGTGATCGGCGCGCCTTCCGCGCCGGCGGTGATGTCGACCGAGGTCAGGCGTGGCCCCTGGATATGCGGCTTCGGCGTCAGCGCCGAGATGACGGCGGTATCGACCGCGGCCCCGATCGCGCCGCCGATCGCCTTGCCAACGAGGGCGCCGACCGGCCCGCCGATCGCACCACCGATCGCACCGCCGGCATAGGACAGTCCGAGTTGCGCCATCAGTCGTCCCCCTTGTTCGTTGCTGGCAGGTCGATCCCTTGCGGAAAGGCAAACACGCCGACGATGCGCCGGCGCCACCAGTCGGTCAGCGGCACCTCGTTGACGGTGCCGCGCTCCTGGGCATGGATGAAACGGCCGAGACCACCCTCCGACCCCACGTTCACTTCCGAGGCCGCGCTCAGGATGCCGCAATGGGTGGCGATCAGGCCGGGCTTCATGCGGAAGATCAGCACGTCGCCGGGTTCGCGGTCGTTAATCGCAACGCTGTGCATGTGGCGCAGGCCCGCCGCGATCAACGTTTCCTTGCCGCTTTCGACACGCCAGTCGCGCGAATAGGCCGGCACCGCTTCCGGCTCCGGCCCGTGCAGAGCCCGCCAGACGCCGCGTATCAGCCCGAAGCAGTCGCAGCCCGTTCCCTTGACACTCGCCTGATGGCGATAGGGCGTGCCGAGCCAGGACCGCGCCTCCGCGACGATCGCCTTTTTAAGCAAAGAAGCTGCCGCCATCGTTCTCGCCGTCCTGCCCGACCACATAGGCGAACGCCTTGTCGTTGCCCGGCAGATGCGGGAAGCCGCGAAAGTTGGCGGTGTTTGCGAACGTCGCCTTGCAGGTCTCCCAGATCTTGTCGCAGCCGGCGAAGACCTTGAAGGTGTCGCCAGTGCTCACGCCAAACGCGGCGCGCTGATAGAGTTCGATCACCACGCCGCCGGCGACGTCGTAGTGGCTCTTCACCTCCGCCGAGAGGCCGGTATTGTCGCCCGCCGTCCAGGTCAGTTTGCCATGCCGGAACCACTGTTCGGCGAACGTCCCCTCCGGAAAGGCGGCGACCGTCAGCACGCGATCGTCAGCCACGGCGGTGACGGTCCCGGTCCCGCGAAAGGCGTTGGTGTCGAGATCGACACCGCAGCGGGCGTCACCGACATTCGCATCGCATTGGCGCTGATAGGTGCGCCCCTGAGTCTGGTCGAGCGCATGGGCAAGGCCGCGCAGTTCGGCCCGGAAGCCGAGCTCGCCGCGCGTCACCTCGCCGATCGTGCCCTTGCGGATCAGCACCCGTTCGGCCGTGTCGGCCCAGTTGACTCGCCAGATCTCGACATCGGCGTTGTCATACCGGCCGCCGCGCAGATCCGCCTCGGTGATCGCGGTGGCATCGAGCGCGCCGTCGATATCGAGATTGTCGATCGAAAGCCCCTGCGAGGAGGCGATCTCGGTCGCGGTAAAGCCGGTCGCCGCCGTGTAGGTGACGCCGTCGAAGGCAAGATTGGTATCATGGTCGGTGAAGCCAAACACGGTGCCGTCGGCGCGCTGCACCTTCCAGCACCAAGCAAGCGTCGTCACCGGCGCGGCGATATGGGCCGCGAGATCGTTCGACAGGGTCTTCACAGCAGGATCTCCACGATCGGCACCGCCTCGACGCCGGCCGCGCTGGCCTGGCTCTGGGTGACCATCAGGGTGTCGATATCGAAGCGCGCCGGCACGTCGAATTCGAAACCGGCGCGGATCGCAGCGCCATTTGCCGGCGGGCTTGTGAACGTGACGATGCCGGTCGTCGCGTCGACGGAGAAATCGGCGCCTTCGGTCTGATCCGTGCCGGCAACGCTGACCTTGACGGTTCCCGACACCGGTTTGGCGATCATCCGCCAATGCGGGAGGTAGACATCGCCGTATTTCTTGCGCAGCGCGAAAGCGGTTGCCGTCCCGTCGCCGGTGCCGATGCGCTGATCATTGGAGGACGGTGTCTGCGAGGGCGGGCAGGACTTGAAATCCGACCAGTCCTTCCAGCGAAAGCCATAGGCCCGGCCGCGCCGCTCCTCGAAGAACTGCAGGACCGCGTCGACATCGTCGGCGCTCCTGACGCCATAGCCGGCATCGTAACGGCGGCGCGCATTCGCCCATTGCTGGTTGCGCTGCTCGTGGCCGGAGCCGAGCGTGACGATCTGCGTGCGCCGCTCGGGCCCGCCGGAGGCGCCGCGCGAGATGCCGGTGGGAAAGCGGGTTTCGTGAAAGCTCATGGCGTTAGCTATTCCGCATCGCCGCGCGCTGGATGGCGCGACCCATCTGCGCTGCGATCTGGCCCTGCGACCGCTGGAAGCCGGCAAGGTCGGTCGTCTGGATATTGACCGTCACCGAGACCGGCCGCTCGGCGCCCTGCGTCGAAACGCCGAGCCGCCCGTCGGCCCCGCGCGACAGCGGCAGGATCGCTTCCGGCCCGGCCTCGCCGGCAAGGCCGAGACCGCCGCGCGGCATGACGAACAGGCTCGGCCGGTCAAGCACGCCGCCGCGCGCGAACGGCTTGACGACGCCGCCATTGCCGAAGGGCAGGATCGAGGTGAGCGCCGAACCGATCATGTTCGACACCGCGTTGCCGAGCGGCTTCAGCGCCGCGTCGAGCGCGATGCGGGCAATCCTGAGGGCGAGATCCTTCAGGACGTCGCCGAAGGACCTGCCCTTGACGATCGCGCCCTCGAAGGCACCGGTGAGCGCCGATCCGAGCTTGCGGGCAAGCGCGGTCGCCTCCTTCATGTCGGTGCGGAATTGCGACAGGTCCGCGTCGACCCGGACGGTCATCGCGTCTTCGGTTTCAGGCATGTCGGCGGGTCTCCTCAAGGCGTCTGGACAGGATCATCTGTCCGGTCGGGAAAACGGGCCATCAGGCTGGCAAGCCGCGTCCGGTCGGGCCGGTCCGCGCCGCCCGTCAGCCAGTCGGCGGCAAGGGCCAATTCACGCGGCGTCGCAGCCCAGGCCGCGCGCGGGCTGAGCCCCAGGCCCGCCAGCGCGAAGCCGAGCAGGGCCGGCCACGGAGTGGAATCGGATGTCTTCGCGTCGGCGGGCGTCAGCCCGCCGGAATAGGGTTTGCAGGCGCATCCGGCGCCGGATCGCCCCCCTCCCCGTCCTCGCCCGATGCACCGAAGGTCGCCTCGAGGAGCTCGGCGACGAGCCGCACATAGCCGGCCGCGCCGCCATCGATCGGCATGCAGGAGAGATCGGCGTCCGAGACATCATGGCCGGCGCCGCGCAGACCCGCGCCGATCACCGCCAGCGCCTCGCCAGCCGACAGCCGGCCGGCCTCGAAGCGCTCGGCGAGCGCCATCAGGTCGCCGGTGCCAAGTGCGGTCTCCAGTTCGGCAAGCGCGCCGAGCGTCAGGCAGAGCGTATAGTCGCGCCCGCCAAGACGGGCGGCGACTTCGCCCCTGATCCGGTTTGGATGCGCCATAGGGTCTCCGTTTCGGGTGGGGAGCGTTACAGGCAAAGAAAAACGGCGCCGAGGACACGACGCCGTCAGTCTCTACTCTACTGTCTTATGGTCTTTGGTCCGGGTCACCCGAACCTGAAAGGGACTGCCCTGTCGCGGCCGTCACGGCCGCACAGCGGATCCGGAACACCGTCTCCATCGGTAAAGGCTTTTGGGTGCCGCCACGCCGGTCATCGCCATTGGCAGGCGGACGCGGATCGTTGTTCAGGACGACAGATGGGAACAGGGCGAACCCGGAACAATGATAAATCGGCATTATTACGCCGATTTAATCTTTACCGCCGACCGGCGGCTCACAATGCGGCGAAGCTCAGCTGGCCGGCCGATTCCAGCGCCATGTCGAAGGACAGTTCGCCGTCGTGGCGGCCGGTGAATTCCAGCGCGATGATCTGGAACTTGCCCGTGAGGACGCCGAAATCGGGGATCGTCACCTCGTAGTCGCGGATGGTGCCGTCGAAGAAATACTGGCGCAGCAGCGCGTCGGAGGCGGCGTCGCGAAAGAGGCCGGAGCCGGTGATGCCGGCCCGCTTGATGCCGCCGCCGTCGAGCAGTTCGCGCCATTCGCCGGCTGAGTCCATGTCGGTGATGTCGATCGCCTGGGCGTTGAAGGCCAGCACGCGGCTGCGCAAGCCGGCGACCGTCACGAAGGTGCCGGAACCGTTCGAATCGAGTTTCAGGAGCAGGTCCTTGCCTTTCTGGGCAGCCATGCGGTGTCTCCGGGTTCAGGTGGTGTTGGTACAGGCCCTAAAGCGGCTCGGTGACGGCGCGCAGGCGCATCAGGCCACGCCAAGTCTCGCCATCGGCCTGGCGGCGGGCCTCGGTGCGCTCGACGCGCAGGTTGATGAGCGCGTGTCCGCTCAAGGCCAACGCCGCCTCGTCGAGGACAGCGGTCATTGCGGCCAGGACCTCGAGTGCCTGGCGCCGGCCGCCGGTGCGCGACCAGACCAGGAAGGTCGCGAAATGCTCCTCCCCCTCGTTGCTCGCGTCGGAATATTCGAGCGAGGCGAGATCGGCGAGGACGACATGCGGCAGGGCCGCATCCTGCGGCGCGCCGTCATGGATCGCCGGGCCGCCGAGCAGGGTGGTCAGAGGGCTGTCGGCGCGCAACGCCGCGATCAGCGCCGTCTGCAGGGACAGGGCCGCGCTCATCGCCGCCGCCTCGGCTTCGCGGCAGACGGGCGGGAGCGGGGCGCGGGTTTGAGGTCACCGCCATGGTCCTTGCCATCCCGGTCGCCGCTATTGGGCCCGTCGATGAAGGCGCGATGGTCGAGCCGCTGCTCCAGCCGATCCTTCATGCGGGCGGCAAGGCGGTCCGGCGCGCCGGCGCCAGTCAGGCGTGTAGTGATCTTCATGAGGTGATCTCCTCACAGTCGCAGATCAGGAAACGGTCATGTTCGTCGCCGCCGCGGATGCCCTCGATTTTGAGGACACGGGTGCCCGTTACGAACCGCATGGCGTGGGTCAGGTCGCCGCGATGGCGCAGGGTGACGCGGTGGCGGATGACGGCCTCGATCCGGTCGGCCTCGACACGCTCTGAAGCGCCAAGCGGCTCTATGCGCGCCCAGACGGTCGCAAGCGTCGCCCAGGTCCGAGTCGTGCCGCCGGACCCGTCGTCGGTATCGACCGGGTAGTCGATCCGCAGCCGGTGCCGCAGCTTGCCGATCACGGTCATAGCGCCAGCGCCCGATATGGCGCGATGAGGGCGTCCACGGTCTTCGGCACCACGGCGCTGGCACCGCCGAAGGCGACGGGCTGGCGGGTCTCGTACCAGTGGGCGACGAGCTGGCGGATCGCTTGGACGAGCGGCGCCGGCACCGCGGACGCGGCGCCATAGCCGGCGGTGAAATCGATCTCGATGCCATTGAACGCCGCACCTGGTGAAACGGTGTCGCGGACCAGCAGGCGGGCCGGACTGGAGGAGACGTCGGTGACATAGGCCGCAGCGCTCAGGACCTCCGGCGTTCCGTCGGCGTCATAGACGGTCACCGTATCGATCGAGGCGATCGGCGACAGTGCGATCTCGACGATCCGGCCCGGCGGCCAGCCATCAAGCGCGAGCCGCCAGGTCTGGGTGATCAGCACCCGCCGGATCGCCGCCTCGACGGTGAGCCGGGCCGCCACGATCAACGTGTCGATCAGGGTGTCGTCGTCGGTATGCTCGACCTTGAGAAAGGCCTTGGCGTCGGCGCGCGAAAGCGGCTCGGCCGCCGGCGCGGTGACCGGGATCAGAGTCATGTCGGCCTCCGGATGGGGTCTCAGAAGGGCACGCTGAAAAGCAGCCCGAAAAAGCAGGCGGCCCGCATCGGCGATGCAGGCCGCCCGAGTTGGGGAGGGAACGGGCAGTTCGTGGATGTCCGGAACACGTCCGGGGATGGCATCGCAGAGGCGATTGCGATCGGATACCCCTCCTTCCCGCGTCATCCCGGACGGCCGTCAGGCCGAGCCGGGATCGGGGAGCCCGTGTCGGTGCCGGTGGGACCGCGAACCGCCCGGGTTCCCCGATCCCGGATAATCGCTGACACGATTTCCGGGATGACGAGGGAGAGGTTCGGGCCTCGCTGCGCCACACTCGGCCGTCGTACCCGACTTGATCGCCCCGTCAGGAAACACCGAATTTGAGGAGCTTGATCGCGTCGAAATCCTGGATGCCGCCGCCGACGCGCTTGGTGGTGTAGAACAGCACGTAGGGCTTGGAGGAATAGGGGTCGCGCAAGACGCGGACGCCGAGCCGGTCGACGATCAGATAGCCGCGCCGGAAATCGCCGAAGGCGACCGACAGCGAATTGGCGGCGATCGCCGGCATGTCCTCGGCCTCGGCGATCGGGAAGTTCAGGAGCGAGGCGACGCCGCCGGCCTGCGCTGCCGGCTGCCAGATATAATTGCCGTCGGCATCCTTGAACTTGCGGATCTCGCCCTGCGTCTTGCGGTTCATCACCCAATGGGCGTTCTGGCGATAACCGGCTTTCAGCGTATAGACGAGGTCGACGAGCTGATCGGACGGATTGGAGGCTGCGAACGCCCCGGAGACGCCGGTCGCGTTGTAGCCGACATTGCCCCAGCTCCAGGAGCCCTCGGCGACGGTCGTGTAGCTGAGGAACCCGGTCGGCTTGTTGGTGCCGTCGCCGGAGACGAAGGCGGTGCCCTCCTGCTCGGCGAAGGCGACCTGGACCTCGCCGGCGATCCACTCGTCGATGTTGACGGCGCTGTCGTCGAGCAGGGTCTGGGTGGCGGCCGGCATGGCGTAGAGTTCCATTGCCGGGAACGACAGTTCGGCAAGCGTCGCCGTGGTGGTCTGCGTCCGCGCCGCCGTCTCGGCGACCCAGCCGGTCGACATGCCGGTGGTGGCGAAGGGCTTCTTGTAGACCGAAGACGAGATCTCGCGGATGCCGGCGATCGACCGGATCGGCGAGGCCTGCGACAACAGCCGGCCGATCTCGCGCTCCGTCTCGTCGGGCACCAGATAGCCGCCATCGGCATCGGTGCCCACAGACAGGGCCTTGGCCTCGAAGCCGCGGATCTCGGTCTCCGCGCCGCGCCGGACGTAAGCGTCGAAGGCCGCCTTGTGCTGCAGCGCATCGGCCGACAGGGCCCGGTGCTCGCCGCTCAGCGCCGGCCGCCGCGATTTCAGCACGAGCCCGTCGACGAGTTGCTTGTGCTCGTCGAGGGCGCGGTTGATGCGGTCCATCTTCTCGGTCGTGACGACATCGGCGGAGACGCGGTTTTCGATCTGCTGCAGCCGCTCGTCATTGGCCTCCTTGAAGGCCTCGAAGGCCATCATGAACTCGTCGAAGGCCTCGACGACCTCGAAGCTGGTCGGTCCGGTCTCGCCCTGCTTGGTCGATTGAGGCCTGATGGTGGGTCGTGTCATAGTCTCGTTTTCCTTTTGGCTGTCGAAGTCGATCGCCGCAGCGCATTAGTGCGGGCAATCTTGAGAGGACGGGTCCCTTGACCAAGGATGCGGAGGCGCGTCGGCAGACGCTGACCCTCTGGGCGGCGAGTTGCGTGCTCGGCCTCGTCGTCTTCGACGAGACGGTCGTCGGCGTCGCACTGCCGACGATGCGGCACGACCTGGCGATGTCCGAGCTCGGCTCGCACTGGGTCGTCAACGCCTATCTTCTGACCTTTACCTGTTTCGTCGCGGCCGGCGGCCGGATCGGCGACCTGGTCGACCGGCGACATGTCTTCGCGGCCGGCGCCGGCCTGTTCATCATCGGGTCGATCCTGGCGGCGACCGCGGCGACGGGCGGCATGCTGATTGCCGCGCGCGCCGTTCAGGGCATCGGCGCGGCAATCACCTTTCCCGCCTCGATCGCGATCCTCACCGCCGCCTTTCCCAAGGAGCGGCGTGGCGCCGCCTTCGCCGTCCAGACCACCGTTGCCGGCCTGTTCATGGCGTCCGGCCCGCTGGTCGGCGGTGTGTTTTCGGAGGTCGTCTCCTGGCGGCTGATCTTCTGGATCAACGTGCCCGTGGTGTTCGCGACGGCCCTCGTGCTCTTTCGCACTGTCGAACCCGCCCCGCTCCGACCCGACACGGCCCGATCCGACACGGCCCGATCCGACACGGCC